TCCCTGTGATGTTTGAAGGCGCGATCTGGGTCAAGCCTACAGCGCCAATCACTGACATTACCGCAACCGTTTACGTGAAAACTGCAAACGGTACGACTATAGCGCCGTTAGGTTCTCTTTCCTCATCTTCAATAGATGGTACCGAATTACCAGGTGCAGCATGGGAAACCGTGACAGGTGCCGATGGTTTAGCCCTTCTTAATCTTCGTGGAGCTTAATAACACATGAGCAAATTAGCAAAAATGAAAGCGCGTTTAACGCCGATTTCATACGCCATTCAGGCACAAGTTGGCGATGCGTTCAACATGGATGCATTGGCACAGCTCTTCGTTAAGATCGAAGAACAAAACGAAATTACACCACAGCTTGCACAGGTCCTTGACTATGCCAAGTTCATCCCAGTGACCAATGTAAATGCGGTTTATGGTGGTGGTGAAATCCTGTCTCGTAAAAAAGGCGTGGGTATTGGTGAAGACTACGCAGGTACTGGTGATGATATTCCACTTGCAGAAGTTGAATACGACACTGTAAGCCTGCCGGTGAAAGTAGGTGTGATCGGCTACCAATATTCAGTGGTTGAATTGGCGACTGCACAGCAAATGAACCTCACGCTTGAAGCGGATAAAGTTCAGGCTGCAAACTTGGCTGCTGAAAAGCACATGTCGAATGTGGCTTGGTACGGTTACACCAAAGCAAATGCCAGTGGACAGCTTGAAAAAGTGAATGGTTTCTTAAACCAAACAGGCGTCACTATTGTGACAGGTCAGCATGATTGGTCTACGGCGACCATTGAAGAAGTTTTATCCGACTTCAATAACTCATTGGCTGATTCGTCAGATTTGTTTGATGGTGATTCTTCAATTGAGCCTGACACTTACTTAATGGCATCAGCGCAGTACACTCACTTATCGACACGTGTCGTGCCAGATTCAGGTGGTAAAACATTCCTGAAGTACATTGAAGAAAACAATATCTTCTCAACTCAAGGCAAACCATTAGCCATCCGTGGATCTGGCCGTGGTAATGGTAAGGGTACCGCAAGTGCTGACCGTTCGATCATCTACCGCCGTGATCCATCATGTATCCAGTTCAAAGGTAATAGCGTTGAGTTCTTGACGGCGCAACCCAAAGGCTTGGATGTGCTTGTACCTGGTCACTACAAATACCAGGGCGTTTGGCTGAAGCGTGTTGATTCGCTTCGTTACCTTGACCATGCATAAGGATTAAAACCACATGGCTAAATATTCATACAAATACAGCGGCTCTAATGCCGCTTTTGTTTTTGCTGGGGTAGCAACTTTACCAACAGGCATCGCCATAGCACTTGAAGCCGACCAGCACAAGGCACTTCAAAAGAACAAGTTCGCTAAGCATTTGATTGATGCTGGTGAGCTAAGCATTGAAGAAATTGCAGAAGTTGGTGATTCAAAACCTGCTTCAGGTCGTGGTAAAGGTGCTCAAGCTGGCAAGCCTGATGATGGCAAAGGCAAGGGCGATAAATCCAAAGGGACTGACTTGACGATTGATGACGTTCGTAAAGCGCTGACGGATCTTGAAATCACCTTTGCTGAAGATGAAACTCTTGAGCAGCTGCAAGAAAAACTTGCTCAAGCCACTGAATAAGGTGACCTATGGACCCACAAGCTTTTAAGTTGAAGTTTAAGTACGACGCTGCGCTGATGAATCTACCCGATGCAGAAATTGCAGATGCGTTAGAGGAAGCGGATCTCGTTGTGAAGTCACTTGAATTTGGTGACCTGAAAGAACGTGCTGTGGGTCTATATGCAGCACACATTCTTAAGGTTGCACTCAAATCAAAGTCGGGTAACAGCTTTTCAGATGCGTCGAGTATGACCATTGCAGGTCAGAGTGTGAGCTTTTCACGTTCTGGTACTGATGCGTTTTATAACCAAAGCATTTATGGCCAGCGTTACCTGGCATTAAAAAATTCAATTCCAGTTGGCAATGATGGTACCAATCCCAATCGTTTGGGTGTTGGTGCTTTCGTTGTTTAGGAGCAAAGCATGTCATTTAAGTATAAAGCGCCTGAAAACTTTAAAGCGACTTCGCTTGAAATTGCAGGTACCACATACAAGATTAAAGACGGTGTGATCGAGTCGGATGTCGATATTGCGCACATCTTGGCACCGCATGGTTTTAAACGTGCGGTACCTGAAACCAAAGCAGAACCTAAAAAGGAAACTGCTGCAAAGTAGGTGATGTATGAGTGATTACCGTGTTGATGCTGATGTTGATTTTAAAGAGGTCAATGAACGTGTACGTGCTGAAATACGGCGCACGGTAAATGCACTCACACTTAAACTTCAGCGCACCATTCAAGAAGACATGCTGACAGGTCAGCGCTTGAATGTGCAATCTGGACGTTTAAGAGGATCCGTTTCATCTAAGGTGGAAGAGGATAAGGACTGGATCGAGGGTACAGTCGGTGCGGGTGGTGCTTTAGTACCGTATGCCTTTGCTCATGAATTTGGGCTTAAAGGTGCGATGACCATTAAGGCGCATCTTCGGATGATCAAGAAAGTCTTTGGTCAGCCGATCACACCACGTCAGATCATGATTAAAGCGCATTCTCGTAAAGTGGATATGAAAGAACGCCGTTTTATGCGTGATTCTCTGGATGAAGTGGCGAAGATCGTACCTAAGAATATTAATGCTGCAATTCAAAGAGGTTTAAGCAGTGAATAGTGAAACCATTTACCTGGCATTGTTTAACCGTCTATCAGGCATCGATGGGATTAAAACCACCAGTCGGCGCTTAAAGCACTTCAATAACGTAGCACCTGATGACCGTCCTGCCTTATTTGTGACGCAAGGCAATCAAACCGAAGTACCAGTGAAGGGCTTGGATGCCAAAGTTGAACTTGAAGCGGAAGTGTATATCTACATTCATGAAGATGATCCAACGATACCGCCGTCGGTACAGCTGAATCAGATGATTGATCAAGTACGTGCCAAACTTGCACCTGATCATCCTGACATCTGCGAATACCAAACCTTAGGGGGATTGGTCGAGCATTGCTGGATCGAGGGAACAATCGAAGTTTTTGAAGCAGTGGAAAACATGCTCGATGACCAAGGGATTGCCATTATTCCGATACGGATCCTTACCACTACCTAAAGCAATTTATAAATTCCATGACCGCCAATACGGCGGTTTTCTCATTTTTAAGAGGTCGATATGGCTCAATATTTATTTGGTGCCGGTAAAATCTTTGCCACACCATTACAGGATGTGCACGGCAATCCAATCACCAACGGCACACCCGTTGAAGTGGGTGTAGTGCAGTCAACGTCAGTTGATATCAGCTATGACTTAAAAGAACTCTATGGCCGTGGTCAGTTCGCCGTGGATGCTGCACGCGGTAAAGGTTCAATTAAGTGTAAAGCGACTATGGGTCGCATCAACGGCGCATTGTTGAATTCCATTTTCTTTGGTGGCGTGGTCACTGAAGGTGGTATTACTGCAGTAGCACAAACCATCAATGGTGAAGTCGTTGCAGCGTCAGTAACACCAGTCGTTCCAAACAGCGGTACATTCGTGAAAGATTTAGGCGTGACTGATGCGAAAGCAGTTCCTTTAAAGCGTGTGGCAAGTGCACCGGTTGCAGGTCAATACAGTGTGGATGAAGCGACAGGTGTTTATACCTTTGCAGCAGCTGATGTGGGTAAAACTGTTTTTATCAGCTTTAAATACACAGCGACGGTGGCAGGTGCCAAGTCAGGTGTCGTAAGCAATTTGGATATGGGTTATACGCCTGAATTCAGTGTTGATCTGTTCCGTGACTACAAAGGTAAATTCTTTGGTATGGAATTCTTCCGCTGTGTCAGCAATAAGCTTGCGTTCAGTTCAAAACAGGATGATTACGATCTACCTGAGTTTGAATTCCAACCAATGGCCGATGATTTAGGCCGTGTCTTCAAATGGACTACTTCGGAGTAATACCAAATGCAATTTAACCAGGTCGAGAACCCACGTGGTAATCCGCTTAAAATTAACGGCCAGATTTGGATTTTTGCGCCGTTGTCATTAGGTGCTGCTGAAAAGCTGATGCCAAAGCTTAAAACATTTGATCCAAGCGACTTTGCTTTGGTGGCAGATGTTGCTTTTAAATCCTTAAAGCGCAATTACCCTGACATTACACGTGAATACGTGGCTGATGAATTACTAGATATTGGTCACGTAAACGCCGTATTTGAGACGGTCATGGGGGCTTCTGGTCTGGTTTATACAGGTGATGAACCTCAAGAAGGTGATTCGGGGGAATAGACTGGGAGGAGCTGTACACGCATTTGGTGCTGACTTTAGGCAAGGATTACGACTACGTTCGTAATGAATTGGATTTCCCAAGAGTCAAAGCGCTGAATGTGTATCACAAGCAGTGTCCTCCCAGCCATGTTGGCATTCAGCGTCTGTGTCGGATCCTAGAAGCATTTATGGGGATTGAAGATAGTACCGGTTCAGATGATACGCAAACCGATGATGAAGATGATTTGTTTGCGGATCTGCAGAACTTTCCTCAGGGTGGCTAAGGTTGCCCTGATTGATTTTTAAACGGAGTTTGATTAAAGTTTTGATGTACTTAATAAAAACTTCGGAAATAACATGAAAAATATTTTAGGTTTAACTTTTGTATTGATGTTTGCTTTTACAAGCACTGCAGAAGCAGGAAAGGGGCGTCAACCTTGTTCAGGTAAGAAGGGTGGTATTAGTCATTGCCAAGGAACGAAGTTTGTTTGCAAAGATGGTTCTATTAGCGCATCTAAAAAAATTTGTAGATAACAGAGTGCAGTTGATATGGGACTTAATTTTAGAAAGAGTTTTAAAGTCGCACCTGGTGTTAGGCTTAATGTTGGAAAGAAAGGTATTTCTAGCGTATCGGTTGGTGGGAAAGGCGCTAGGGTAAGTGTTAGCAAGAAAGGAACAAGAACTACAGTTTCCGCACCTGGTACAGGATTGTCTTATTCAACGTTTAAACCACACAAAACTAAAGATCAAAAACAAGCTCAACATAATAACTTTATGAGCTCAACTAACTCTTCTAAGCCTGATTGGGTCGTAATGGGTATAGTTGGATTCATTATTTTGGTGATATTTATCTGGGTGATAAGTTAATTGATTTATATACTTGAGTTGGTTAAAGTTTATGTGACTTTATAATAACTTGGATATAACTATGAAAAAAGTATTAGGGGGGAGTCTTTTAGCTTTGGCTTTGACAACCACAGGTTGTGCAACAATGGAGTTAATGAAAGAGCCGACTGACTATCAATCCGCATATTCAAGAGTTACTTTCACAACGGATCAATACCAAGGTACTCGTACATATAAGAGTACAGCAATTACACTTAAAGATATTAAATGGGGTGACACAGATTTCTTAATGGGGCAACTTAGCTTAACCAAAAAAGGGGATCAAGAGTCATATTGCCTTTTGACATTATATAACGGTGAAAATTGGTCTTTTTTTGAAAAAGCATTCGATATAAATCAAAATGAGTTGCCTTTGATTAAAGGTAACCGAAGAGTCGGTACAATGGGTAATGATGTTCATATTAATGAACAAAGTTGTATTTCCCTTAGAAAGAATTATCTAATAAAAGCCGCAAATGATGGTCTTGATATAAAAATGGTTGGTCAAAACAAAAATATGATCATTAAAGTCCAGCCATTCTTCATCAAATCATTCTTGGATGCTGTTGATTATTCAGAAAGAACACGCTTCACAGCCCAATAAATGTAATCAAGTTTTAAACAAATAGAAGACCGCCTCACGGCGGTTTTTTTATGCCTGTGAGATAGGAATTATGAGCAACAATCGAGTGGAAGTGCACGTTGGTGCAAAGACTTCTGAACTTAAAAAAGGCATGAATGAAGCCGAAAGTATTGTTAAAGATACAGCAAAAGAAATCGAAGTCACAGGTAAAAAAGTGGACTTTCAGATTGACGTATCGGGTGTTCAAAAAACCTTTGATAATCTCTCAAGCAATATTTCTACACAAATGCTGGGCTTGGGCAAAAAAATTGCTGCTGGTATTGGTTCAGCCTTAGCCGTAGATGGATTAGTCAGTTTCACTCGTAATACTATCAGTACAGCTTCTGAAGTTCAGAAAATGTCTGATCTTGTGGGTGATTCGGTTGAGGATTTTCAATACTTTGCTAAAGGTGCTGAAACAGCTGGTTTATCTTTAGAACAGTTTGGCCAAATGGGTAAGGATGCCTTAGATCGTCTCGGTGAAGCACGCCGTGGTGAAGGCGAAATGATGGACTTCTTTGAAAAGGTTGCACCTAAGATCGGTGTGACCATTGATATGTTCAAGGATTTAAGTGGTCCAGAAGTTATCCAGGCATATTACGATGGATTGGAAAAAGCCAACCTATCTCATGCTGAAACTATTACCTACATGGAGCAGATCGTCAATGATGGCAGTTTACTGATTCCACTACTCAAAGACGGCGGTGCGGGCTTTAAAAAATGGGGTGAAGAAGCCAAGAATGCTGGCGCTATCATGTCTAAAGATATGGTAAACAACCTCGGAAAAGCTAAAGAAAACCTTTATACACTAGAGCTTCAGTTCCAAGGTTTTCAGGCAATGCTGATCAATTCAGTAACGCCTGCAGTGACTGCTATAGCACAGAACTTTGACAATATTAAAGCTGTGGTCATCGCTTTGGGCGCAGCTATTTCAGCAAAATTGGTTGTTCAATGCGCCGTATTGGCTAAAGAGTTTGTGATCGGCGTGGCCCAAGGCATGGCATATCAGATGCAATTGTCTGCGCTTCAAGGACAGGCATTGCGTACCGCTACAGCGATGGGTGTCTTACGTAGTGCTTCAGCATTGCTCGGTGGACCTGCTGGCTTAGGTATGTTGGCATTTCAAGGTCTAGCGGCAGGTGCTGCATTCCTTTACATGAAACGAAGCAGTGATGAGGCAGTGCCTGCTTTAAGCACACAAGGTAAAACTATTACTGAGCTGCGTGAAGAGTATGAGAAGCTGGATAAAGTCCAGCAACGTGTATTAGTTCGCCAAGCGACTGATGATCTAGATAAAGCTACAAAATCCTTAAAAGATCAAGATAAGGCCATGCGAGAGTTAATCAAGACGATTACCGATCACTATGCATCTTCGAATGAAGATCGTAAGAAAGCTGGAGAATTATTTGATGAGTACAATAAGGGTCATAAAACTGTTCTGCAACTTGCTACAGGTATTAACAACTTAAAAACTGTAAGTGATAGGCTGAAATCAAGTATTGATGATCAAGCCAAAGCAGTCGATAAGGAGAAAAAGGCTGTTATCGGTGCTCAAGGCGTCCTAAAGACTTATAACCAAGTTGTGACCCAAGGCACTAAGGACAACAAGGACCATACTGACTCCATTAATGATAAAGCCAATGCATTAGCCAATTTGACTGCAAAACAGCTTGAATATGTCGAAGCTTCCAAAATAGATGGCAAGAAAGAGACATATATTTCAATGCTTGAGGATCAGGGGTTTAGCCGAGATAAGGCTGAATTCTATGCTGATAAAAAGGCTGAATCTGGTACTGATTTTTATACTCCTATGCCTGCAGCGGTAAAAGTATCTGTTGAGGAAGATTGGAAGCGTGCACAAGCTGCTAAAGCTCGTGAAGAATCAGAGAAAAAGTCTGAAGAAGCTGAGCAGCGCAAAACCAAAGAGATGGAAAAGCAGTCTGCCATAGCTGCGAATACAGATCAGACCACTCGAAATATGCTTAAGGTCTACCAAGCATTTATGAACACTGGAGTTTTAACTGATAAACAAGCCAGATATTTAACTGCTGAGGTAGGTCGTGAGAATGATTTCAAAAACAGTGGATTATATGGTTCTCACACCGACAAGAATAATGGCCAAAAAAATACAGGCATGATTTCTTGGCAAAAAAGTCGTGCTGTAAATCTAGAGAAGTATCTAGGCTCTCAAGGTTTGATGGACTCTAGTGGGAATATTAAGCAAACACAGGAAGCTTTAGATGCTCAGGCAAAATTTCTAGTTAATGAAATATTTAACGATAAATTTTATGCGAAGTCGAAAAATGCTCTTTCTAAGAATGCTGGTTACAGTGAACTGAGTAAGACTGTGGGGAAAAATACGATTGGTTGGGATTACGATGGCAATAAAATCAATGCTCAGCCACATCACCAAAAGAGAGATGGTTATTATAATAAGCTTAACTCTGTTTTGGGTGATGATCCAAGTAAAGTTACTTCTGTAACATCTTCATTTACTAAACTTGAGTTGATTCAAACTCAAAAAGCCGAGGAAGCTGAAAAACAACGATTAGCATTGAAATATAAATATGCCAGTGAGCAAGAAAAAGTTGCAACTGATCTGAAAAATGCAATTGCTGATATTGAAGAATCAACGCTTTCAGGTGATGAGCAAATCAATGCAATTGTTCAAGCTGAAAAGGAGGCTGCTGAAAAAGTCAAAGCTCTTCGCATCGAACAGTTAGAAAAAGATCACGTGCTTCAACAGGAAGAGCTTCAAGGTAAGATCATTTTATCTGAACGTATTTATGAACTTGAAATGGCTCAGATACAGGCATCGTTTGATGCCGGAAAAATTTCTAATGTTGATAAAGTGAAATTAGAAAAGCAACTTCAAGACAATCTTACGGCGATTAAGCGTATAGGTCTTGAAGAGCGCTTAGACCTTGAACAAGAGCTTGGTGCACTTACAGGAAAAAGCTCCGGAGTCACTTCCACTACCAATGAAATTGGTGCATTAGATAATCAGAAATCAATCTCTGATATTCAATCTCCTGCACTTATTGATGCCGCTCAGATGAAGGATTTTGAAGATAAGTTTGGTGATCTGACGTCACGAATGTCTGGACTATGGGATAAAGGCATTCAGTCTATGATGAATGGCACGCTGACATGGAAAAATGCCATGAATGCCATTTTCACAGAACTGGCTGGGGCATTTGTTCAAAGCATGATTACGGCGCCAATGAAAAAGTATGCCGCTAGTTTAGCTACTCGATTGGCTGTAAAGCTTGGATTCATCAAATCTGAAACCGCTGCTGAGGTTGCAGGTCAAGCCGCACAAACTGGCGCAGTAGTTGCGGGCGAAACTGCCAAAACTACTGCTACTGGGGTTGGTGTATTTGCACGTATCGGCATGAAGATCATGGAGACAATTAAATCAGTCATGATGTCAGCTTGGGAGGCGATGGCGAAAACCATGGCGTCCATTCCTTTCCCACTTAATATTGCTTTGGGTGCTGCTGCTTTTGCCGGAGTGGCGGGTATTGTCAGTAAGGTCGCATCCGCTCGGGGTGGTTACGATATCCCATCTGGCGTAAATCCACTTACTCAATACCGCCCGTTCGGCAATGCAACCCAACCACATCTTTATAATACAATCCCCAAGGATGCTCCCATTGATCCCCAAATGCGATTCCCAGATCACAATTCGAAAAATAGAATCTTTCAACACGAGCAAGTCCTGCAGACGACTCAATATTGTTGCCCAGCGGAAAACAACCATCAACACCACTACCTATGATTCTGACATCCCGAATATCGTAGCCAGATTTAGGCTTTAACATATAACCAGTAAATCCACTTACAGTACTTATTGTAGCTCCAGTTTCTCCTGTGCCCATCTTTGCACCGAAAATAACCAAAGGAGATCCGTTATTTGGAGTAATTTCAGCATTGAGTCGATAATTTTTGCCAGGTGTCAACTTAACAAAACGACCTGTGGCAACTGCTTTTTGAAGCGCTTGTGTATCAGCAGTTGCATTTTCTTCTCTACCATCCGCAATCGCACCAAACATATCTGGTGTGACATAATTTCCTTCTGTCATCCAGTTACTAAAGTCAATTGATGGATCAACCGTATTATTATTAATGCGAGATATAACCCGCGTACCATTCTGCATAAGCACTTTTTCGCCTTTTTCAAAAGCTGTGTTATACCAACGAGTACCAACCAGTTTATTTATTTTCTCTTGATTTAGCCCACTTACATCTTGCACTAATGATGTAATCCAGCCATTTTCACCAGCACCCGCTGCACTCAAATCAGCAAGTAAATTTTCAAGTAAATTTGAAATTTCAGGGCTATTTGCATTAATAACCAGAGAATCTATATATCGTTTTAACTCTTCACCCTGTTGCTTACTGTAAAGATTTGATTCAAGGCTCTGTTTTAATGCAGCAATTGTTCTATTTAATAATTCCGTTTGATCTTTATTTGCAAGATCAACATATTTTTTTAGTGCTCCAACCGTCTGATGTAATTCTTCCCCTTGATCTTTACCGAATACATTTTCTATCAAGACTTTTAAATTGGCTTTAAATTGTGCTTCGGTAACACCATTCCCGATTAAATCGTTCGCTGCAGGTAATTTAGCCATGCTCTTTACTCCATAAAAAAACCCAGCATTCGCTGGGTATGGATTAATACAAATTTAGTTAAACTGCGGTCTCAGGTACAGGAATAAATGGCGCACCACGGAAACGGCTAAAATTATTGAACCGATTTTGACATGTTTCTAACCGCTTATCACATCCTGGATAAACTTTGATTCGTTGCCCTGCCTTTGGTGCTTCCAACAATGGTAAAGTCAATAACAAAGCTCCTGATTCATGCATGCGAATCGTCCGCTTTAAACCTGCATTACCCCCGTCCAAAAACTCAATCACGCCTTGAGTAAACCATCCTTGCGGCTGATTCACCTGGCATAAAATTCGAGCTGCAGTACTGCCCGTTTCAATGGTTGTCTGCACCATAAAGTTTTGACGCAATAGACCGCATGCTGTATCAAACAGTGTATTGGTACAACTTGGCTGATACAGATTTCGTGGCATTTGCACATTCAATTCATCCAGATCTGATGCAACACTGGCCTGAATTGAATTGCGATCTAAGTCAGGCTCAATGATTCGACCTTCAAAAAGCTTGATGGCCCCGGCACTGGTGTCCGTTGGCGTATTCATATCCATGAAAATCCGTTCCAACTTAAATCGAGCACCATCCAATTGGCCATTATGAAACGCCTGAACAACGTTGATGCCGTTCCATTTGTTATCGTCAATACAATCAATATTGATCGATAAATTATCGACTTCAATACCCAGTGAAAGACTGATTCCATCACGGCTGATAATTGGGCCATCCGAATTATAGACCTGACCCGCAACCACCAGGTCAAAGTCATAATTCGTGTATCGGAATACATCACCTTGAACAGTGGTGATGGTGTAGAGATCTGCCATCACAAACTGATCAGCATCAAGCAATGCAATTAATTGTGGAGAAGCTGCTCTCATACTTTATTTCCTAATGAACCGATCATATCGACCTTGTTGGCTTTCCATAACTTGCTCATGAAATTTGTGTATTGCTGTTCATCATCAGCAAATCGACAACGATAGTAATATGTACCTTTCACCTCAAACTTATGACCTTGTTTTAAAGGTTTTGAAAGTGTAACCATGCCTGACTTGTTGACTTGAGCAGTCGTATCATCCCAAAACAGTTCTTCATCGCTATCACTCCAAAATGGCGCCTGATCATTTTCATTCCAGAATGTTGGATCAACTTGAAAAGTTGTCTCAGCCTTTGTATGAGCCAAAGGAATCACGGATGTATGCATCTGCTTATACAGCTGGAAACTTGTCGTACTACCATCCCCTATGTAAGAACATGAATAATCACTATCCTCAGGCATCTTTAAAAGGAATGAATCAAAGGCACCACGGCGTTCAAAGAAGAAGCTTTCGAGCTGCTGTAATTCATTCTTTCCTTTCGATTCACGCAGAAAGCCGAATGACAAAGATATTTCATACTTGGGAACGGCCTGGTAACTTGCTCGAAGTTCCCGACCATTCACTGACTCCATGATCTTTGTATTGAAAATGGGTTTCTTGCTGAGATCCCATTCCAGTCCTGGCAATTCAGGAAACAATACATCAGACACGATTTTCTCCCTTATCGACCAAAATTACGGTTATAGCCTTTCAGACCACCCGCCAATTCACGACCATGCTTTTCCATAAAACGGCGAACGTCTTTTGAATCCCATGCCTGAATCGTGAAATTGTTAAAGGTTTGCGCTGAACTTCCACCGCCTCCACCTATTCCTCCATCGGAGGTTAAGCTTTTACCCAAGGCACGGATCGTATTGGCATGCTGTTTAGGCAAAACCATTTCCTCTTCATGTAATTGAGTAAGTGGATTTACGCCAGATGGGATATCGTAACCACCCCGAGC